TAGCCATGAAATGAGGCTGAGCTTCATCCATGTAAAAGTTGGGGCCAGAAACATCACGAACACGCACGAAGGTTCCGGTCGCCGGCCTTTTGGTTGAGCCAAGTGCACCAAAAACCTGTGAGGCGATACCAGCAAGCTGCCTGGCCCTCTTGCCGCCGCGACCCTTTTCAGTGAATATCCTGACAATGATAGCGCCACGAGCACGGTCAAGAGAATTTGTCAAGGTAGATTCACTTGTCAGGCCAAAGGTGATATTAACCATCACATACTCGCCGGGGGGATCCGGTGGCATGACGATCAAGTTGTCAAAAAATACTTTGACAGGTGGACTCAGTGCAATGAGCGCATTATTCAACGGGAGTTCAAGCGCAGCGCAGATAGCTTGGTAGTTCATTTATTGCTAGGGCCTCTGGAATTCAAACGATTTTTTAACGTCTGCCGATAGTCCTCCGCCCCTGACGTAGTTTTCGTACCAATCTTGCTCTGCGGTTGAAAGACCGGAACCCTTTTTCCCAGGCGTAACATCCCACCTGAAAGAAGGACTGTCGCCACGCCTTCCATAAAGCACGCCAAATTCAATGCCGCCAAGTGGATCCTCCGGGGGCTTGCGCCATTTACCCGGAATAAGATCCATTGCCTCTGCTGCGTACTCGGAGGTGTTGAAAATGGAAAAGACTGTAACTCTGTTCAGCGAGCTAGCGGTAATTTTCAGCTGCGGGATGTCGGCAGTTTTGTAGGGATAGCCGGCACCTTCACTCGTTCCGGTTCCAGTCAATGAAATTGCCTTCCATTCGTTGATGAACTGACCGCTGTATCTCGGCCCTTTTTCTGCAAGTCCATTCATGACCGCAGCAGCAGCTCTCCTCGTTTTAAGGTTTAGATCTTTGCGAATATTTTCAGGAACTTCAAGCCAGCTTTTGTAGCCAGCTCTCTTGAGGGCTGCAGCTCCTCTGGCGGTGGGGTTCTTGCGCCCAAAGCCTCTGCCAGAGCCTGAACTTCCACGTCTTGCTGGGCGCCTACGTGGTGCCATATCAAGCAAGCCTCGCGATGACGGAATGAAGGACAGGGAGGGATCCTCGCTGGGTCAGCGGCATGATTACCTTCGCTGTTCGTTGAACACCAGCCTGAGAATACTTGATCCAGTCGGCTGTTTTCGGATAGTAGTCGCCCAGTGCATCGCCTGAAATCAAAATCTTCAGATCAGTGATCTGAATTTCACCTTTCACTTCTTCTGGCTTGACGCGAAGCGGGACAAGTCTAATCGGCACCTCTGTTGCAGCCGTTTCCGGCAATGCAAACGTACCGAGCGTTGGATCGTAGGCTGCGTTCTCAACCTTTTTTACATATACGCCATCAATACCCCACTGATCAATCAGCGGACCCGGAATTGAACCAAAAACGTCATCAACAAGTGACATGATCAGAAGCGGTTATTCCAAGAGCCGCCATAGGGCCACAGCTGGCCATTGATCATGCGAACCCCACTTGGTTTTTGACGAGTGACGAATCCTCTATAGCCAACACGAGCTGTCGATTCACGGCGCACCCTGGGCTGCACAAAGTCGCCACGAATCATGTACTTCTGAAAAATATCCATTGAGTACGGCGGGATGAACAGTTGGCCTGTTTGCGCCATTCCGCTTTTATCGAACTTGACCCTCAGATCACCGTTGCCAAGCTCGACTTCTTCGTATTCACTGTTTTTCTGCCTTTTCAGCCCGCCATCGGCGTCAATAATACCTGTGTAGCCACCGCTGATACCAAGAAACGCTGCCATGTAGGCAACGCCCATCTTGAAGTCAAGCGGTAGCTGATCAATTTCAGAGTAGTAATAATCAGCGATCATCAGCCTTGGCCAGGCCAGGCTCTGCTCAGGGCCAGCAGGTTTTCCCTTCCATTGAAGTGGGTTGATCGCCATTGTTGCAGCAACCAGTGTCTGCTGCTTTTGCGTAGTGTTCAGTGCAAGCCATTGCTGAACGCCGTAGCTTGCAGGAATGTCGCCAAGAAGGGCCGTGGCCTCTGCCACCGACAGGTAGGAATTCGCGTCAGGCGCCCCCAGTGTCGATACGAAGGCCACGGATCACCTCTCAGGCAGCGGGAGCAGGGGCGGGAGCAGCGGTCGGGGCAGCCGGCTTGGGCTTCGCCTTTGCAACGGTAGGGACGGCCCTGGGGGCCTCCTCAGCGGCCTCTGCAGCCTGGGCTTCGGCAGCCTTCTCAGCAGCTTCCTGGGCCTTGGCTTCCTTGGCGGCCAGAGCGGCCTCACGCCTCATACGAAAAGTTCCAGCACTCATGGTTCTTGTGGATAGAAAGAAGCCCCGGCGAACCGGGGCGTTTGCAGATCAGCTCAATGATCAGACGAAACAGCGCATCCGGGTGATACGGATGTTGCGGTCGTCATCGAACACCTTCACCCAGTTGGCAGCGGTGGACAGCTCGGTGTTGCTGGGAGCAGCCTTGGCCGAAGTACCACGCCAGCTGATGCCGTTCGGATGCACGAGGTAGTGCGTCCGGTTGATCAGGTAGTCGATACCCAGGAAGCGATCACGATCGGTTTCCACCGGGGTCTTGGCCGGAGCAGTCGCATAAGCAAAGGCGCCAGGGCCGAAGAAGTAGGTATCGTGAACGTCGGTGCCACCAGTGCCCGTGCCGATCGAGACAGGCAGGCGGTCATCAACAAACACCGGGCGACCCAGGTAGGTGCCCTTTTCCAGCGATTCAGCCGACAGGCGGGTGTCAAGCTGGGAAGTGGAAGAAGCTGGAACAATCAGGTCCATCTTCATCAGAGCGTAATAGACCGGCGAACGCATCATGATGCCGGTCAGCTCATCGCCAGCATCACCGAGCTTGGCGATGCCGTCCACCATCAGGGACTGGGACAGCTGAGAGGAGGTGCCGCCAACAGCGTGACTGGAGGCCAGGGGGCCAGCGAAGATCCCTTGCAGGATCGAAACGCAGGTCTTCTGCATGTCGCGGATCCAGTAGCGACCGGTGCTGCGGGCGATGGCCTGCATCGGGTCGGAGCCAGACAGATCGGCAGCCAGGTCAGAGGACTTCCAACTCTTGCGACGCATGTTGCGAACGCCGACCTGCAGATCACCTGCAATGTCCGTGGGGGTGGAAGCCTCGGTGTCGGAGTCAATTTCCGAGTCACCGGACAGATCACCGAAGAAGGGAAGGTCAATGGTTTTGCCGCCCTTTTGGAATTCAGCTTGGATGGCAGCGTTCGTGACCATCAAGCCGGAAGTGACCAGGGCATTCTTGTCCTGGATCTCTTCCTGCTGATACTCAAGGAACAGCTCGGGGATAAGGGGGACGCCTGCGAGAAGCATTGTCTTGAAGCGAGTTTGCGGAAATGTTGTTCAGCTTCACAGCACTGCTGCCAGACCTTGCGGTCTCTGCTGCGAGGCACTGCCTCTCTGGCCAAATAATAGCCAACAAAAAAGCCGGGGTTTCCCCCGGCCCGTTCACCTCATGACACAAGCCAAGCTATCTGACTTTTGTGCTGAAAGTGCTTTGTGTTTTCGGATCAACAAAAAACTTGTATTAACCGATACAAGTCAGTTGAGGGTGTAGCCCTTGCCAGTCAGGACAGCCTTCTCACCAGAGTCAAGAGCGGCCCAACCCGCACAACCGCTGGCAGTTATGACTTTGGTGCCAGTCACGGTGGGGGCAGCTGCAAACAGAGCGTTGAGCTGAGCTTCAGTGAAAGCGTCGGGAAGGATGAAAGTAAAGTTTTTGAGGCCCTTGACACCAATGATGATGGCAGAGACAACTTCATCAACTTCGGTGGCGGACTGGACGCCACGCATGTTGACACTGGAGCGGTAGGCGCCGGAGACAGTCATGGTGCTTGAAAAGGTGTTCTGCAGCTATCTTAGGTGGGCCAGGTGACGGTGATCAGGCGTGGAGCGGCGCACCTGGGACACACCCATAAGGGAGCACTGGAACCCAGTCATCCATCAGATGCTTCGTGCCATAGACAGGCACAATACGTGTTACTTTGCAACAGGAGACGAGTGGCACATCCTGAAGGCGGCAGAGCTTCGGAGGTACGTGGTTGAGCTGAAAGACTGGATTAAAAACCAGGAGAATGCTGATCATTCGTAAGACCTGCCGCTATTTTGCTTTTACTCAGCGAGTGCTTCTGAAACAAAAAACTTTCGCTCGGCGACAAAATCAGCAAGAGCTTCAACCTGCTCCTTGTCTGGGTAATAGGTAACTTTTACGCAAACTGCGCTATCGGCGTCAAAGTGAATTGAAAAGCTAGAAATGCGATCAATACTTTCAAGCCCGATTCGCTTTGCGATTTCCAGGCAGGCATCGCTGGAGCCGGACAGGATGATGGCCACTTGGAAACAAAGCGGAACACCCTTATTGTAGCGATCAATCTCGACCAATCGCCAAGCCTGGCATCAAAGCGTTAATACGCTCATGCAAATACTTGACTGCCAATCAAGCACAACAATATAGTCCATTTTGTCGTATGGCTCCAGTAGCGAGCCGAAAGTTTTGACGGATTTGGGTCTTGGGCATTGTGACGAGCGTAATAAAGTCTGCGGCGCATTTTTTCGGCTTTTGTTTTTGGCTTTTTGCCCGCTCCTGCAACCCCTTGCTGCCCGAAGCGCAAAAGCTTGTACTTGCCGTCTTCCTTGGCCATCACAACATGGGACTTTGTTTTGTGGCTTGGAGTTGCCCTGGGCTTGTTGACGCCAGAAAGGCCAAGCTCCTTCATTTTATTCTTGACTCGCTCTGGAACTGCCATTGCTCCTGTCCTTTTTAGGGTAAGTTTAGCGGCTTGGCTTGCGCTTTCTTGTTCCTTTGCCTGGAGTCAGTCTACCGGCCTTTCCGTGGCCATTTCTTGCGCGGTTTCTTGACGAGTCCTCCATCTTGAAGCCACCGCCGCTGGCATGGCTTACGTCCTTGCCGCCCTTGCCTGCAACACCACGAGCTTCACGCTCGGCCCATAACTCGGCCCTATAGCGCTTCCGCTCTTTTGTTGAGTGATATTTCTTGTCGTAAGCCGCCTTCTTTTTGCGTGCTTCTGGGTTGGCCGCATAGTAAGCAGCAGTGCGGCGCTTATTTTTAACAGGACGAGGCGCCATGGCTCTCTAGCGGCTCCTGAATACTAGGAGCGCTTCTTTCTCTTATGCTGATAGCCAATACGTTTAGAGCTTATCTTTTCTCGCTTGAGCTTGTCTTTTTCTTTTTTGGATAGTTCACCAGAGGTTTTTGGCGTATCCGCCGATACCCGCTTAGACGGTCTGCAGGCTGGATAGCTGCGGCGCTTTTCGCCTTCTTGTCTGCCGCAGGGCTTGCCGGTTTTGATGTCGATCCATTTTTCAGCAAACCAACGACCAAGCCCGCCCCTTGGCTTTTTACTTTTTGCCACGTCGCTTTACCTCTTGCACTCGGTAGGTGCCGCCACGCTTTTTATATTCGCGGACTAACCACGAATTGGCGTATACGCTCGGATATACGGCGAACTTTCTTTTAGCTTCTGCCTTGACCCGAGCGTATAAAGCTTTGTCCGTAGGGACGTTCTTCTTCACTTCATCTTGCCGTATTTTTTGCCCTTACCTTTGCCGCCACCCTTGGGCTTCGGCTTCTTCTTCATGCCAGCTTCGCTCATTGCAATGGCGACAGCTTGTCCTTCAGGATAGCCCTCACGACGAAGCTTGCTGATATTCGCCGAAATGGTTTTTTGCGACTTACCTTTCTTTGGCGGCATTGGTCCAGCTCGTACCTACCCGAACTATAGGCAAAAAAAGGCGCCCACCGAAGTGAACGCCTTCCTCTATTCATCGACGAAATTCTAGCACCCGTCAGCCAACAGCGCGTGCAAGGATCGGGTCAAGGTCGCCACGGGCTCGGGCCTGTTGCACAAGCCGTTTCGCAAGGGCCTTGTCGCGGCCAATGATCTCAGCCGCTCGCGTGGCATTCGCAGTCGATTTCGCGAACGGATTATCAGTCGTCGGCATTGACGAACGATAAGAAGGCAGGCCGCTTCCACTTGGAACGTTGCCAGGGAAGTAGATGCTGTAGTCCTCGTCCTGCTCAATCTGAGCAATGCCATCGGCGACATTGATCGGATTCTCTTCGGGACCAAAAACGACCGTTACGCCATCTTCAAGAAGTCGGAACTCGTTTCCACGCAATGCAAATACGTGCGAGGAGCGATTGCACTTTGCTTTGTCCAGTTCTTGGATAACGACTGATTTCACGTACTCTTGTTGACGAGCGCGGCGTTCAGCTTCTTTCTCCTTGCGCTCCTGCTTCAGCTGCTCCTCCATCTTGGAGAGCTGGCTTTGCAGGGAGGAGAGCTGGACCTTCATCGCCTCCTCAACGGCGGTAGAAGGGGTGCCGACGCCATCCTGCTGTCCCTGGACCTGGGGCTGGGCCGGAGGCTGCTGCTGGGGCGCAGAGGCCTGAGCAGCGGGTCGCTCACCCTTGGCGGCACTCAACAGCTCGGCGATGCGATCGTCGGCATCCTCGGCGGTCAGGTCAATACCAGCAGCCTTGGCCAGGCGCTCAACACTCTTGCGCTTTACAAGGTCAGCTTGAAGGCCAAGTTTTGCACGCTCAGCAGCAAGGCGCTGGTTTTCGCTCTCCTGCAGCTTTTGCTGAAGATCTTCAATGGTCAGTTCGGCTTGGGCGTTGGCTTGATCCATAAAGGCGGGGGAGTCTTCTTGTGACTATTGGAATTGTAGCCTAAACTTCGCTTACTTCAGCGGATGCCTCGGTGGGCTCACGCTCGATCATCGCGAAGGCCGATGGCTCGATCCCGTTCTGGATGTTGTTGGTCCCAGGCGTCAAGTCCCCGGCAGGCTGGCGAACCGGGCCAAAGCGTGCGGCGACTTGAGAACGCATCTCGGATCCAGTCAGCCCGATCTTGTTCAACAGGGTCTTGACATTGAAGCCGTGGACACCTTCAAACATTTCACCGGCATCTAGCATTTCAAGCATGGTGCCGATCGGGATCACCTCAGCATCCTTGTAGAGCGAGTTGATTGCCATGACTTGCTGGCTGTGAAGCTTAGCCGGGATAAAGTTCTTGCTAATGCTAATCTCAATCTTGGGATACGTGTTGACTTCGTAGCCAGAGGCATACCACAAAGCACGGTTGATACAGTCTTGCAGTGAACCAACCAGTACAGCGAGTTGTGAATCAGACTGTGAGCGATCAAGAAGCTTGGCAAAACCGGATTCAACCTGGCTCTTGCCGGGTGCCATTGCGATAGCGGCGAGGCGATCCATTGACGCTTCAATGCGTGCAAGCTCTTTCAGCGTTGTCTCCGCTCCATCCATGCCGGGGGAGATCATCCCAAATTTGGCCTGCTCGTTCTGGCTGAACAGGCTACGACCAGAGCCGCTATAGATTTCTTCGTCTGGCCTGATGCCGGTGCCCGTAAGTAGCGGGGAGGAGTTGAGGTGGATGGTTTCCGACAGGTCAGCGCATGTTGCCCAGTGGTGAAGATTCAGCCTTGCAATATCGAACAGCAGCGGCCTTGCACGACAGAAAGCTTCCTCTTTGCCGCCATAACAGGGAATAAAGGGAATGTAATCAATTGACAAGTAGGAAATGTTGTCTTCTGACAGAATGTAGGAGTTGTTTCCTGCTGTCAGATTCTTTTCATAGACTCTGACACGAACACGGCGGGACTGATCTGGATTCTCTTGCTCTGGAATGTCGTAAACAACGACGGTTGGCACGACCTCTTCATAATGCTCATTGACAGCGCTTGCACGCCTGATCTCAGACTTAATACGAAGATAGGTGACGCGAGCCTGGTAATAAGTCTCGCCATTGATTGTTACAGGACCGTTATCATGACGGCAATCGAGAATATCATCAACCTTGATAATCGAAAGATAAGGGCGATACCCACGCTTACGCACCTCAACTTTTGAAAGCTGCTCGCTTACCTTGGGGTATTCGGCCATCAAGCCCGCAATACCACCGTTCAGCGCTTCAGTAAAAAGTGTTTTAGCAAAAGAAGTAATGGATTTGCCTTCAAGGTTTGCATTCTTGAAGAACTCTTCCCACTCTGATGGCATCTCCTGCGGGAGAATGACACCCTTTCTCAGTGCCGTACCAACAATGATGTCAACAAGGTGGGAGTAGAAAGGCTCAAAGCATGACATCGCTCGCGTCTTGCGAACGTTGTAGCTATCTGGGTGCTCCTGAAAGTCTTGCGGGATATAATCGCTGATTGCTTCGTCAAGGTAAAACTCAGGCAGTGTGCAGAACTTGATTGGCACAATACGTGCAACCTGCTCCGCCTGATCAATCGAGTAACTATCTACATCTGTAACCTCAGAATATACCCTCTCCGTTTCAGGCTCACGCCGCTCAAAAGGGATCGGCAGATCGTCCGAACTAAGAATGATTGAATTCGGTACGTCAATGGCCATGGTTATTGGCGGGAGCTGTCACATTCTAGTTTGAAGGCACGAAACCCCAGATTGTAAGTCCAGGGCTTCCAACAAAGTTGCAGCAGCGTGTCGTAGCCCCCGCCGAGACATTGCCACTGGTGCAGGCAGAGCCTAGCAGCGATTGCGCTTATCTCCACCGGCCACCATGTCCAGCCCTCGTACCCGCTCGCTGGAATACCTGCCAAACAAGATAACGAAGTGCGTCACCAGCATGAGAGTAATCAGTTGCACCGCCTTTTGCGGGTTTCAGCGTTTTGCTGTCGTAAGACCAGCGCTCCGCCGAGCTAATAGTATTGTGACATGTAGTTGGATTTAGCAAGATCAATCCACGGTGCATGTGAACATTGGCATGAGCCAGTGTTTCAGCGATGGGTGGATTTTTGCGTTCTGCGACAACTTGCACGCCGGCTGATGCAAGAATCTCATGATCGCTCTGAGTTGAAGATGTGGAATCGTGCTTGCCACTTGCGTCTGGATAGCAGGTGATCAGCCTATTGGCAAGGTGATGAGGATATTTCTCCTTAAGATGTGCAACCAGTGCAAACGTATCAGAGACTTTTGACTCGGCAAAGCAATGTAGTTGCTGACCGGACTGCCCAGGCCTTACAACTCCGTAAACTGCATGGCACTGGCCGACGTTAAAGTCAGCGCCAAATACAATACGTTCATTGCGCTCTGGCAAGAATACGCCAGTTGTATGCAGATTTCTGTCAAACTCATAGAAGACAGTAGCGGACTCAAGATTAACAAACTCGCCATTGAGATAAGCCTTAATAAGCTGGGGATGGTACTTCGTCTTCAGATCCTCAACAAATCCAGGGTCAAGATAGGGATTGTCCTCTGATTTTCCTCGATACAGTCTTTTGTTGTCAGACTTTTGTTCCTCAAAGAACGTGTACATCCAGCCATAACCTTCAGGCGTGGAAGCTGCTGCAATCTGCGGACAGTTGCCAACACGAACACGGCCCTGCAGCTTGATCATCGCCTTTTCGGCGGTTTCGGGTCTAGTTGTGTCAGTTTCGTCAGTGGCAATGCTTGCAGCGTTTACGCCAATAAGACGTTCATAGTTCTCCATTGAACGGAGAAGTACGGGAGTTTCGCCGCCAGGAAGAAGAAGCTTAAAGCTTGGGCGAGGCGAGGCCTTGAAGGTATGCGGGATAGCGTAGCGCTCCAGCAACTCGTTCCACTTCGGCAGGGCAACGTCGTCGATCAGTGGTATAGTGGGCTCAAGGAAGAGGTGTGTAAAGCCCTGCGAACGGAAACATAGCAAAATTTGTTTACAAACCAGCGTGAAGGTTTTTCCGCAGCCATATCCTCCACAGAAGCCGACGTACTTATTTTCAAAGTCTTGGACAAAGGCTCTTTGGTATGGAAGTAGATCTTCAAGAATTTTCATCTCAGCGGCTTGAACATTAAAGCCGGAATTAGAGCGCTTTCTGAGTTTTGTCAGTATTGCGCTGTCATGCAAGAGGCCAAGCGAGCGAACCGATGCTTTGTCGGCGTAGTAGCTTCCTTTGGTCCTGGCCGGCATTTGTCAAAAGCTCGTAACTGATTGTAGCCTTAACAGCAATGCTGATTGATGTATCCAATTTTCGCTATTTATAGCCTTTTACATCTGTGTAACACTTTTAGGGGGCTAGAGGAGGAGATGGGCCTAGGTCGTCCGCTCCTGTTCTTCTCCTGCCATTGAGGTAGCAGTATCCGTCCTTCCCGATGTCTGGTGCCTTCCTGATTGGCCGCCGGAGCGACGGCAAAGATATTCCAGTTGCCGTAACAGATGACGGCAAAGTAAAAGTTGACCTTGGCTCATCGCAAGTCAACATTGAAGAGGTCCTTAAGTTGACTCAATCGCCTCAAACACTTTTTCAACGTCAAAAAGTGTTTCCTGCTGCGCAAATGGGTACTCATGTTCCGAGCCGTTGAAGTCAAAATCGAACAAATAGCTCCCTGGTAATTTGAAATTCTGCGGTTTAACCGTTTCGAGATTGGTGTGTAACTCGTGCCCGAATACTTTGGGGCTTGTACCATTCCACAAAACAACGGATGGCAGGCCTAGCGCCGCAGCGGCATGTTGTAGCGATGAATCAATAAGTACTCGCTTCTTGCTGTGCAAGATAACACTAAGAAATTCAAGAGTCGATAGCTTTACCTTATTGTCCCACTGTACTATTTTTGCGCCAGAAATTTTTTCAGAATTAGCCTTAGTGCATTGATAGATACTGTAGTCTTTTTTGTAGCGGCTGTAGATTTGTTTGGCCGTGTTAATCGGCATGTCCCTCGCCCAGAGGTACGGTTTTGCGTTGGGACCAATTAAACCGCCATTGGTATGCAGTACCATCACCGGCTTGTCATCAGTCACCCATACCTTCTTTGATGCTTCAATTTGTAAGCGATTGAAGGAAAGTTCTGGGGTTTCGTTTTGATACTTCAGCCCATACATCTTACACCATGTCTGGATGAGGGGTAGCTTTTTGTGGATGTGGTCGGTGGTCAGATACGGCTCGTTCGAAAAAATCAAAGAGTCCTTATTTTCTATGTAGTTCTGGTAAAAGTAACTGGTCTGGCCTAGCCGATATACTCGGTCAACATAAGACAAGTTGATAAAGATGTCCGGGTAAGCGCAGACTACAATCAGCTTGCGATCGGGGTAGTTGTTTTTGATGCACTTTGCGACCGCCGTCGCGGCGATATGTTTACCCAGGCCGCCCTTCAGGTCGAAGATAGAATACTGCTCTTGTGTCATTGCCTTACAGATAAAATGGCTGTGCAGTGGTTGCTGTCACAGCCATTGTACGGACACTAAGCCGAATACTGTAGGTTATTCGGCGATGTAGGCCTTGCCAGCGGCAATAGCTTGTTCGAACGGGGCGAGATCAGTGCCGGAGCTTTTGATCTCGTCTTTTGCGATTGTCAGTTCAAGGTGCCTGACATTGCGATCAATAGCATCATGAGTGCGCTCCTCATGATCGCCGCTTTCGATAGCCCTGTTGATAACAGTGACGCTATCGCCGAGGGCTGAAATCTGACGAGCAATACGCTGTTCTTTGGTCGGCTTGACTTTTTCAGGCATGTTAGTAAAGGGTAGAGAACAGGAGTGGCTGGATTAGCTGAATTGCCTCCAGAAGTCCATGCCCTTGCATTTTACCAGAATCTGCTCGGGCAGGACTTCTTGAGGAGGGGGGGACGTAACACTGAGTTTCTTGCGAACTTCGTGCATGTCCTCCAGGCCGTAGGTGAGTTGGTCGTTTTCCCTGTTTTGGTTTTCGATGTTGTCGAACGTGTGCTCAAAGGGCTCTTCACCTAGGAACTCGTACAGGGCGGACAGGGTTTCGACTGGTTTAGAGGTCAGGTCACGGTACTCGACAAAATGAATCCTGTCGGCAAAGCCCTGCCTGACGCCTTCCATAACCGCATTGATGGATTGACCCAGGATGCCGTTAGGCCCGGCAATGAACTCACAACGGTTGACATCGTTGATGGGGATGTTCATCTTGATGAGCTGCTCGTCAATAAAATTTACCCGCGCCTGGCCTTCTTTGAAGGGGTTGTGGCGGATTATTGTGATCATGGATGTGAGGATCTCGTCGATGTCCCGGACGGTGCAGATGATTTTAGCTTTTTGCTCGATGTAGCCTTCGATGAATGGCACACGGGCGGGCCAGGCACGGTTCTTGTCGATGATGACAGGTTTGGGAATGTCGGAGTAGAATTGGTGAGGAACGGAGGAGATAATCTGTCCAGCCTGTACGGGCTTAGGATAGCCGGAGAATAGTTCGTCGTTCTTGAGGTGGTTCTCGATCGCGTACATCGTTGAGAGCACGGGGCTGGATGGCGACGAGTAGATCTGTGGATTCTGATTCAGAATGCCAGAGAGTACGGTGGAGCCAGAACGGGGAAGCCCGGCCATGAAGTAAAAAGTTTTGCGGTTGTCCGTCATAGGGTTAGCGGTTTTCCAAGAGGCTGATTTTTGATTCTAACCTATCTACTTTACCACACAAGTCCTGGATGGCATTAACCAGCACAGGGATGAGCATGGATTCAGTGACCTTGAGATTGTCGGGATCGGTTTCGTCAACGATGACGCGAGGAGGTGCTTCCAGCGCCTGAATGTCTTGGGCGAGGAAGCCGTAGCGCGGGCGGCCTTCAAGGAGTTCGCCGCTTTCACGATCCTTCCACTGGTAGCGGACGGGGTTCAGGCTGCGGATGAAGTCGAGGCCGTGGGGAACGGGCTCGATCGCGCCCTTGTCGCGCTCATCAGAGGTGACGGTCCAAGCCACCTTGATGTAGGCAGCAGTGTGGTCGTTGTTTCCAAGAACGATGGTGTTGGATGCAGGCGAGGTGTCGAAGCTGTAAACGGCGTCGTTGCCGGAGTCCTTGCCGATTGCGATGTTGTTGGAACCGCTTACATTGGAATAGCCAGCTCCTTTGCCTATGAAGTTGTTAAAGCAGCCAGTTGTATTGCTGTTGCCAGCATCAAAGCCAAAGAAGTTGTTGCAACCTCCAGTAGTATTGCTGCCACCAGCATTGTAGCCAAAGAAGTTATTGTACCCTCCAGTGGTGTTGCAGAATCCTGCAGAAGGACCAAGGAAGTTATTGTTTGAGCCAGTAGTATTGCTGCCACCAGCGTCATAACCAAAGAAGTTATTGTGCCCTCCGGTGGTGTTCGCATCCCCGGAATATGCACCAAAGAAATTATTTGATACCCCAGTAGTGTTGTCATATCCTGCCTCGTAACCGAAGAAGTTGTTGTAACCTCCAGTGGTGTTGTAGCGTCCAGCGCTATAGCCAAAGAAGTTGTTGTAGCCTCCAGTGGTGTTGCAGAATCCTGCAGAAGGACCAAAGAAGTTGTTGTAGTTTCCAATAGTGTTGCAATATCCTGCACTACGACCAAAGAAGTTGTTGTAATATCCAGTATCC